CGACTGCCGCTTCTTCTGCTACAACATCCTCGGCATATGCGGGTTCACCGTTGACTGACTCCATGCCAACAACGGCATACTCGTCACCAATCGATTCAACCGCACCTTCGACGGTGAAGCTCACCGCATCACCGACTGCCGGAATAACCATAGCTCCGTCATCGTCCGCCACTTGTAGTGCGGAAATTGGAATATCTATTTTAGGCATTTATTAAACGCCCGGGAGGCTGTTAACCCCCCGGGCTATTGATTAACTGTAGTTGGTGGTTGAGTAGATGTTCACCGCGTGGTTCGCGTTGATTACCGCACCACCGTAGTAGAACTTGAATCCGACCGTGGTCAACTGCGCCAGCGGATCGGTTTTATCCGGTCCTTGGGCAATGATCATCTTCGGTGAGTACGCACTCATCGTCGCCAGGTTCACACCTCCGTATGCCTGATCGCCAACGACGAACGAGGAATACGCTGCCCCGCCCGCCAGGTAGGTGTGTCGCGTGGTTTGACGGTACGGATTGGTCGTGGTGACAACCCGAACACCCATGTATCGACCGACCTCGCCTTTGAACAGATTGTCGGGGTTGCCATACTTGCTGGCTTCCAACCAATCGTCGTCGTTCATCAGGTCTCGGGCGATTTCCGGTGCCATGATGGCAGTGAAATAACCACCAGTCGGGCGAGCGTTGTTCACTCTCAGGTTCGTGGATGCATCTAGGATGTCCAGTGCTGACATCGCATCATCCGGTCCAGTCACGGTCGCGAAACTCGTCGCCGCACCTGCGTAACGATCCTGCAATGCCGCTGAGTTACCCAGGATGTTCCGAAGCAATTCGTCAACCTTCAGTGCTGCGTCCTGTCCGTTTTGGACGGTAGCCTGCTCCATCGTGTTGAAAAGCTCAACGTTACTGAGGAGGTCAGATATCGTAACGATCTGACCGTACTGAGCGAGCGCCACGTCAACTGTTTCCATCGACAGTTGCTTGGAAAGACCTGTCGTAATTGAGGTTCCTTCTGTGAGGTCCTCAACATTGGTAGTCGCGGATTCCGGGTATCGGAAAAACCTCACCGCTTTGTGCCCAGCTTTCGCCGGAAGTGGTGCCTTAAATGCAAACTGATCAAGCACAATTGTCTTGAGTGTTTGTTCTAGCAATTTCTTGCTGAAATAATCTTGGAGTGTTGACTCTGGGCCTACGGTCGTTGATCCAGTTGTCGTTAGAGTTGTTCCTGCCATAATATTTTATCTAGTTTAATTTGCTGCGAACATGCCCGCCCCGCTCTCATCTGCTTGCTGCATCACTTTCATTAGTTCCGATCTCTGTTGATCGGCGGGTAATGTGTCAAATGATTCCACGTGCAAGATGTTTCCGCCGGGTTGGCTTCCGTTCAGTTGTGTTTTTTCTTCATAATCAGCGACCTGCTTTTTGAGTTCGCTGACTTGTTTCTCCAGTGAAACGGTTCGGTTGGCTTCGAGGTACATTGTCGCGCCTTCGACGGCATCTGTGATGCCTTCGGGGTACTGCGTTAGGACTGGTTTTTTCTCGAGCAATCGCCCGACCATTTTGAACAGTTCACTGTTTTGGTCGTTTAAGGCTTGATGCTCGGAAGCTGCCGCTTTCCAATTCGAGTCCCACTTGGCGACAAACGTCGCTTGTTGTCTTTTAGCGTCCTGATCGGCAATCGCTTCACGCGCCTGCTCCGCCGCTTTTGACGCTGCTTTAGCGTTCGCGTCATCGCCTTCATCCTCGAACTCGCGGGCTAATGCCTCGTATTCGTCGGGTGAGTAACGACTCTGCGCTGACCGTTGTGTGATCTCGTTTAGAGAACTAGCCTGCTGTTCCTCGAACGCTTTTCGTTCTACCTCCAACTCTGCCCGCTCTTTCTTTGCCGTGTTTTTCTCGGCATTGGCTTCGCGCCAGGTGTTGTTGGCTCGATCTTGTGTTTTCCTCGCCCGCTCGTACTTCGACTTGGCTTTCGCTTCAGTCTTGGCCTGATCGGGGGAGTCCTCGATAGCCGGTTTTTCCGGCACTACTTCACTGGGTTCGTCCTCAGTTGTAACTGATTCCTGGTTGGGTTCCTCGGCCTGCGGCACCGGGGCAATGTTCGCAGTATCGAACGCGGAAGAATCGGCTTCCGCCAACGCTTTTAGCAATTGCTCACGTTCGACATCTAACTCAACTGGGTTTTCGATCACTTCGTTAGACATAAATTTTTATCTTAATTGAGATTTTGGCGACTGTTCATTCTGTCCCGCCATGTTTTCTCAGTGCTGCCATATCGTTATGCGCTTTTCCTCATCCACTCCAAATCGTCCGTCACTCCGACCACTTCCTCCTCCGGTTGACTTCGTATCGACGCCATCCCATCGAGCGTTGCCAACGCGGATTTGAACCCGGCGGCGTGACCTACGTGATACGCTAGATCCGCTGGAGACGAAATTAACCTGTCACAGTTCTGGATGTGCAAGTTTCTCAGGTGGTACTTTAGTTGTACCCCAACCTCGCTTGACATGAATGTCTGCAACTGCGCCGCGTGTCCGTTCGACCAATCCGGTGGATTAGCCCACTGCAACACCTGGCGGAACTGCTTCCATGCTCGCCATCGGTTCTTCAATCGATTCCACATTTTCCGGGTTCGCTTGTGCTTGAGCCGCCACTTGCGCTTCTTGCATTTGAGCGAATAAATTCTTTAACTCCTGTTCAACCTGGCGACCGGTCTTCGGGTCTGCTTCTTTCAGCTTCACCAAATGTTCGCCTATGTGTTGCTCGAGAAATTGGCCTTCCGCCGGTTCCGGCGCGGCGCCTGAGTCTGCTCGGTTCGTGATGTAGCCCATCACTGTCTGAATATGAATGACATGATCGTCCGAGTCTTTCACTAAAGCCGGGAAGCCTAGGCGCAAGAACGTAATCTCGTTGGCCTGATCCTCCGCCTGGCTCGACTGTTTGAGTTCCGGGTCAACGTACAATCGCTTGACCAACGTCGCGTCATCGCTCTCTAGGATCGTCTTACGCAGTTGGCCTTGGTCGATGTACGGATCGTTCGCGAACATCTGGAACCGGGTGATTGCTTTCTGCATTAGCAGTTGCTTGTTCACCCCATCCGCGCTTCCGGTGGGTTGGATGTTGTACTTCTCGTGTAGCGCCTCTTGCGGGATCTCCTGGGCCGTGTCGAGGTACCAGTAGTTCAGACTGGACCGGTCGTACTGCAACAGGATCGACCAACTCATCCTGTACAGGTTGCCCAACGCTATGCGGAATATCCGCATTCTCAGGTCACTCGATTGCTGGTAAAGCCCGCCAATCGCTTGGATCTCGGTTGCCGTCCTGCGTTCAGTGTTTTGGAGTGATTGGGTTAAGCCGAAATCTGGTGTCGATACCCGGTTCTGAGCCACCTCGCGCATGATGTTCATCTGGGTGTCGAACGAGATCGGGGGTGCCTGATGGGCGACCGGCTGGATTCCGTATGGCAGGATGCTGCCAGGCGACATTCGGATGTTGCCCGTGTTAGGCATGTCCCGCTCTGATCGGTACAACGGTCGGTTGTACAGGCTCATCGTGTCCAGCTTACAGTTCTGGAGTTTCGTTAGCTCGGACTCGAACACCGCCTGCAACTCGACCACACCACGCGACGAGTAAAACCCGGGATCTTTGATCTCGTAGTTAAACGCGATAAACGGTGGTTTCCCATGGTTGTACGGCACCTTCATCGGCGGACGCAGATCGATGTCCGGGGAGGTGGGGGAGTAGGTGCAGATGATCCACTGACCGGTGTCCGGGCAACGGTGGTAAACCTCCCAAACGATAACCTTGGATTCCTCCGGGAACGTCAGTCCTTCACGCTCGTACTTCGCTGCCTCGGTGTTCATGTCACCGGCGGTGTTGTTGTAACTCCCGGTGATCTGATCGATGATCGCTTTGTCTTGCTTGAGGTGTTTCTGCCTACGGTAAGCGTCAATCGAGTAGACGCTGATGTGACATATCCGGTCAGCGTCAGCGATATCCCGCGTCCAGGCGGGGACCACGAAGTGCTGAGGATCGACGGTGTAATACTTTATTTGCTTCGAGGCGTAATCCCATAGGACCTTCAGGACACCCGTGCCGCACATCAGCATCGAATCAACCGAACTCAGTACCTCGGTCTCGAGGTTTGTCTTTTGCTTGATGCGATGATCAAACCACTGAGCGGCGGCAGTCGTGAACTCGGCTACCTGGGGGGAGGTGGGTACAAATTGGGCAATCAGGTCAGTCGCAAATAACTGCTGAAAGTACGCGGGCTTGAGGTCGCTGATCGTTGTATCGACCAGCGGGAAGTGAACATCGGATGCTCCGGGCCATGGTTTGTTCTTCCGACGAAGCCCATGGTGACGCATCTCGTAGAACATCCGCTGACGGGTGTCCCACACTGATCGATCCGCTAAATCCTGTAAAACCTCAGCGTTTAGTTTTTCCCGACTTCGCATGCCGCCCCGTCAGTTGGGACGACAG